GCCAATTTATGGAATTCTCGATGTCCTATTTGTGGTGATTCTCAAAAGAACAAATCAAAGAAACGAATGTACATTTACACAAAGGGTCAGAGCCTATTTGTGAAATGTCATAATTGTGGATATGGTGCTTCTCTTGGAAATTTCATAAAACAAATTGATCCTCACTTACATGGTCAATATGTAATGGAGAGATATAGTCAAGGACACGGTGAATTGGTAGGTCGTGGTAAGACCAAAGATCCCGAATTTCATTTCAAGAAACCCGAATTCAAACCTAGACCTCAAAAGATTGAGTTGCCTACTATTGGGGAACTTGATGAAGATCATTTCGCTCGTAAGTATTATGAGAGTAGAAACCTTCCAGAAACTTTCAAAACAACAGTTTATTTTGCTGAAGATTTTAAGAAGTGGGCAGAGAATATATCAGAAATAGATTATTCTAATTTGGGCAAAGAGGAACCCAGAATGGTTATTCCCTTTTTTGATATGGAGGGAAAATTGATTGCTGCTCAGGGTAGAGCATTGGGTAAAAATGAATTACGTTATATTACAATAAAAGTTGAAGAAAAGTTTCCAAAGATTTTTGGTTTAGATAGATGGGATCCTGAAGAACATACATATATTGTAGAGGGGCCGATTGATTCTATGTTTCTTCCAAATTGTCTTGCTGTAGCGGGTGGTGATTTAGAAACGTTACCAATAAATGTTGATAAAAAACAATGTACTTTAATTTTTGATAACGAACCTAGAAATAAACATACTGTGAAAAAAATGATGAAATCCATTGAAAAAGGTTGGAATGTGGTGGTTTGGCCAGAATTAAAAAAGTTTAAAGATATTAATGATTTGATTAATAATGGACTGTCTACTGATGAAATTCTTGAAATGATAAATAAAAGAACGATGCATGGATTAGAAGCAGATTGGGCAGCAAGAAAGTGGAGAGATGTCCGATAATGAGATAAAAGTCCATAAACACGGGTTTGTAAAATTACTCGATGTGATGGGCAATGATGAGGAAGTAGAAAACGCAGCAAGAATTAGTTATGGTGAAGGAACACGAAAGGTAAGTCAAACACGGAATCTCATCCGATACCTAATGAGACACAAACACACCTCACCCTTTGAGATGTGTGAAGTCAAGTTCCATATAAAACTTCCTATATTCGTTATGCGCCAGTTAGTCCGTCATAGAACGGCAAATTTGAACGAGTATTCTGGTCGATACTCAGTCATGTCAGATGACTTTTATTTTCCGAAGGGGAAGGAATTAAAACCCCAATCAAGTACAAATAAACAAGGTAGAGAAGAAGGTGAGTTACGTAATCCCGGAGAAATTGAATTTGAAATATATCGAATTTTCGATGGGGCCTCCGCCGCCTATAAGAACCTAATAGACTGGGATCTATCAAGAGAATTAGCTAGAATAGTTCTTCCTGTGTCGAACTATACCGAAGTTATATGGAAAATAGACTTACGTAATTTTTTCCATTTTTATCACTTAAGAAGTGACAGTCATGCTCAGGATGAAATAAGACATTTTTCGGATGCAATGTGGGAATTAGTTGAACCACATTTTCCGATATGTTGTGAAGCATTTATAGATTATGTAGTAGAAGCGAAAACATTTACAAAAGCAGAGATGGCAATTATAAAAGACAATCTTAATGGAAGTTGGGTGATGTCAAAATATGGATTGTCAGAAAGAGAATCGAAGGAATTTTTAGAAAAATTAAAATAAGGAACAAATGAACGAAGACAGAAATGGTGTATTTGAAAACGATTTAGCAGAATTTGTATACATGCGGACATATTCTCGTTGGGTCGATGAAAAGAAGAGGAGAGAAACATGGAAAGAAACAGTCGAAAGAGCAACATCATTCCTCAAGAAAGTAAGTAAGAAAAAATTATTTCAATCAGATTATGAGTTAATAACAGATTATGTATATCGTATGAAGGTGATGCCATCTATGCGATTAATGTGGACTGCAGGTAAACCTGCTGAAGTAAATAATGTGGCAATTTATAATTGTTCAACCGTTCCTATAGATTCATTACATTCATTCGCAGAAGTTTATTTTTTATTAATGAGTGGTGCCGGAGTCGGCATAGATGTTTCCAAGAAATATATTGAAAAACTTCCTAAAGTAAAGAAATTAAATGGTAAGAAACAAAAAATAACATTCAAAGATTCAAAAGAAGGATGGTCAGAGGGTACATTACAATGTTGTCAGTCAATGTGGGATGGATTTGAAGTAGTATGGGATTTATCAAAATTAAGACCACAAGGTGCAAGACTTAAAACTTTTGGTGGTAGATCATCGGGGCCGGGACCTTTAGAGGAGACATTACACTTCATCAAACACATGGTAGAGGCACATAGAGATAGAAGATTAAGTCCTTTGAACGCATTTGATATTGTTACTAAAATAGCCAATTCTGTAGTTGTGGGAGGTGTTAGAAGATCATCTATTATAACATTATCCGACCTTTACGATAATGGAATGAGAGATGCAAAACAGGGACAATTCTGGATGACTAATGCCCATAGAGCAATGAGTAATAATAGTGCCATATATGATGAAAAGCCAAACTCTATAGAATTCATGAAGGAGTGGTTAGCATTATCGGAGAGTGGTACTGGTGAACGTGGTATATTTAATCGTTATTCAATCAATAGTTTAATACCAAAAAGAAGGCGCAAGAGACAGGATTGGACTACTAACCCATGTGGTGAAATAATATTACGACCAAGGGGGTTCTGTAATCTTTCTGAGGTGGTTATACGTGCAGAAGACACTCTTCCTGATCTAATGGAGAAAGTCAAGGTTGCCACTATAATAGGAACAATACAATCAACATTGACAGATTTTTCATTACTAGATGAGTTGAGTCCTGATTGGAAAAAGAATGCAGAAGAGGAAAGACTTCTTGGTGTATCTCTCACGGGTCAAATGGATAATCCTGATATATTGACACCAGAAAACTTACAAGCTTTGAGAGATTATTCTATAGGAATTAATGTAGAATATGCTGAAAGATTAGGTATACCAAGATCGGCTGCAATTACAACTACTAAACCTTCTGGTACCGCATCAATTTTAGTGAATTCTTCTTCCGGTTTTCATCCACGATTTGCTGATTATTATATACGAAGGGTAAGAATATCAGCTACAGACCCATTGTATAGAATGTTGAAAGATCAAGGAGTGAAATTCTATCCAGAAGTGGGACAACCAGAAGAAACTGCTCTGACATGGGTATGTGAATTTCCTGTAAAGTCTCCAGAAAATTCTGTAAAGGTACATGAGGTTGATGCAATCTCTCAATTAAAACAATGGTTAAAGATAAAACACAATTATACAGAACATACGGTATCGGCTACAATTTATGTGAAACCTGATGAATGGTTTAAGGTCGGTCATTTCGTATATGAAAATTTCGATGATGTGGTGGGTATAAGTTTTCTACCTAAAGATGATCACATTTATCAACTTGCCCCTTATGAAGAAATTAATGAAAAAACTTATGAACAAATGAAACAAGAGTTTCCAAAAATAGACTATTCTAAACTTTCTGAATATGAGGATGAAGACTTTACCACAGGTGCTCAGACTGTTGCATGTAGTGGTGATAGCTGTGAAATTATTTAATATTTAACTAAATAATACAAAAGGGAAGGGATATATGGCAGAAACTCTAGGAAAAGAATGGCGTACATTATACGCTTCACAAATATATGCCGTTGATGCGTTTTTTGGTGAAGATGGAATAAGGGAACAAGAAGTTTATATTGATGATATATACTTTACTAAATTTCATTTAACTATGTCTATGTTAGCATGGCCACAGAATCCACATAACAAAAGAATGGACTAAATAAATGCAAAATTCAATACGTCTGGGAAGAAAATTAGTTTTAAATAAAGAGACTTGGGTTTCTTCACGGATATCACGTAAACCGTGGAACATTCAATATAATGGTAGTGCTCACGGAATGAAGACAGAAGCGGAAACTCTCCGTGATGATCTTAGTAATTACACAGGATTAGCTAAGAAAACCTTTTCTTGTACTGATGGATTACCTAAACATAAAGACCTTAAGATATGGTTTGGTGATAAATTACTATGGAGTCATACGGAAGCTCAAACATTACCCTCACCTAGAGAGTTAATAGAACAAATCGAATTAAATGATGATAAAGAGAATTCATTTAATTGGAAGAAACAAGAAAGTTAAATGCCAATAGATATTGAATGGGAGGATGGAAACGCCAATATCAATATATTGTGTGATGGTTGTGATAAAGAATATACTATTTTAACGGAAGATACTTCGGGATTAGAATCGTGTCCTTTTTGTGGTCATTATTTTGAATTAGCTGAAGATGAGGATGAAGAAAGTGAAGAATCCGAAGAAGATAGCTGGGATTGATTATTCTTTAACATCACCTGCAATATGTGTATATGAAAATAATAATATTGATTTTTATTATTTAGGTAAACCCTCTACATTACATAAAAATTTACATGCAGAACCCTACCCCAAATGGGAAACAAAAGAGCAGCGTCATGAAATGTTATCGGAATGGGCTATAAATATAGTTAGAGGTTACGAAACCTTTATTGAAGGTTATGCTTATGGTGCTACTGGAAATGCAATTCTCAACATTGCAGAAAATATGGGAATATTAAAACACAAGATGTATAAAATAGAACAAACGTTTACTACTGTACCTCCTACAGTTATTAAGAAGTTTGCTACAGGAAAAGGTAATGCAAACAAGGAATTGATGTATGAAGCTTTTGTTGATGAATTACACACCCCTGTTGATCTCAAAGAAACGTTGACCCCCAGATCAGAAAAGATAAGAAACCCCGTTAGTGATATTGTTGATTCTTATTTTATTGCAAAATATGGATTGTCACTATGTCATTAACTAAAAAAGAGAAAAAATCTATAGCCAATAATAAATATTATCAAAAGAATAAGGATAGGCTTGCTGAGAAGTGGAAGAATGATGAGGCGCGTAAAGAAAAACTAAAAGTTTATTATCAAAAGAATAAAGAGATTATTCTGGAGAGAGCGCGTGAATGGAATAGAAAGAATAAAGACGCAAGACAAATTATTACAGAACGACAGAAGAAATCAAAATTACAATCGTTCTGGCAAATCAATGTAGAGAAAAGAACCGAATCCGAATGAATATCAATAAACATAAAGAACTTATTCCATTGACAGATAATGTTGAAAATACAGGAAATTATCTTGTACGTAGATTCAAGGATGATAGT